AAACATTCATTAAGAATAGGTTCGACGATGCTACGAAAATCGGTACTTCTCATTGGAGCGGCCATATTGGTTCTCCTTAGATGGCGTTAATGGTTGCTACATACTGGCTACGGCTCACTTGAACCTGAACCACAGTGTATGCATCACCCCATGCGTTATCGACACCGGGTGACAGATTGATGATACGCATATCACCAACAGCACTCGAACCAGCCAAACTTGTGGAGATCGTGCATTGCGACAGCCCAGTGGTTGTAGAACCAGCGGTAGTGTTCGTAAAGTTTGCTTGATCACCAATAGACGTTTGTGCCAAAGAACCATCTGCCTGAATGTCGTAAACGATATTTGGGTCAGAATAGAAGTAAGTCACATTAGAACCAGTTTGGTAAGTCGTATTAGCAGTCCATTGATTGCTAATTTGACGGCGACCAGAAGAATCAGTCCACTCACAACCAGCAAATGCACCTAAATAGGCACTACCTGCAGTTGCAATGATGATGTTTCCGCTCGTATTTTGTGCTACAGGCTGACCTTTCAAAATGCCAGTGTTGTAGCCAGATGCAATACCGCCAGCCAGAGCAACCGCGCGATCCAACCCGCTTGGGTGGAATGATGGGCGCAAGCCGAACGGAGCGTTAGTTGAAGACATAGTCTACTCCTTAATTTAATTAAAAACCCTACCCAGCAAATACTGGAGCAGGAATCGGTTTATCAATGTCATTAAGCCCTTCGCCTTCAATCTGACCGAGGCTTTTACCTCGACTATCGCGTCCAACATTCTGCTCTGCTTGCATTCGGATTTTGTTAGCCTCATCAAGCGGTGCTTCATGGTGAAAATGTGCCATTACATCTTGATACAAGTCCATCGGTATCTTATATAGCAACATTTCATTACACGCAATATAACCCTCATGTTGTCCAGCCTTTACACGGTTATTTTCCATAAAGGGTAACTCATCCGCTTTCACGGGAACGTACCCTAATCGAATCCGTTTATCAATGCTGTCGTAACTGTTGGTTGTCGATAACCAGCAAACGTGCCATCCCTTCATATCAGGGACAGTGGGTAATGCACTTTGCGTCCATTCATCTTTCCACATCTTGCGACGTTCATCAGACGATACGAACTTATCTTCAGGTGCCTCTCGAACAGTGTCAAGACTCGCGCGACTTTCGCGTCCACCTGCTGATAGATTTTTCTTTAAACGAGAATCCATTTTCAACTCCTATATCCGTTGTTTTGACGTGCTTCTTTGGCGTAGCGTGCTACCATCTTCGCCCTCTTTTCGGGATCGTCCCACATACCTGCATCTTTCATGGCTCGAACCTGATCTGGGTTCAAGGTAAAAGCATTTCTGCCCCCACTACTTGATACTGCTTCTCGTCCCGAACTAGTCACAACATTACGGCGTATTCGTTGAGTTTGTCCCTCGTTCGCATTAGAAGTATAACGGTGTGGAAGGTATTTTTGCAAGCGATCATCTAATTGTTCCCAAAATTCTGGCGTTTTAGGGCTGTAACCCTCTTCCGCAATTTGGGCATCAATTGTTAAGGCTATTTTTGAATCTGCATCTCGACCGTTTGGGTCATACCAACGATTATTAGACATCCATTGGTTGGCATAGGTCTGAACTGCAGGGTCTGGAGCCTGAATTGTCCGTTGCGGGCGGTGTTCGGTAGACCTTTTCTTGAGATTATCAAGTGCTTCGTGATTTCTCTTGGAGTCATACCACATTTCTTGCGCCTGCGCTAACAATTCACCGTTTCCAGTAGCCGCCGCTTCCGCCATCTTCTCTCTTGAGAACTTAATTCTGGCTTTTGCGTCATCAATTGCGCTATTTAACCTTGCTAACTCACTTCCGTGTGATTTTTTCTCTAAAACAGACATTCTTTCGAGCATTTCTTGGTTCTGACGCTCTAATTGCTGTATTTTCAGAGTCTTTTCCTGCTCTACGTTGCGGTGATACTCTTTACGAGACTTACGTTTCTGGCGTTTTTGCGCCCGTAAGGCTTCCGCAACCTCATCTACAGAACCACCATCAGCCATTTCCGCGCGTCTGGCACGTTCATCTGCCTCATCTGAGTCTTCTGTCTCAGAATCAGCCCTTGCATCAGGGGAAGGTATGCTATCTGGCAATTCAACTGTTGCTGAACCGTCTGCCTCTTCCTGAATTACAATGATTTCTGCTTCATCTTTGGGTTGGTTATTTTCGCTCATACGAATGCCCTCACTTCTAACGGATTACCCGTTATCTTGGCAATGGCTTCGTGGTCGTTTAGAACCATGAATTCGACAGAATCGTCATCTCCATGGGGAACTAACCAACGGTCACCAGTCCATTTGGGAACGCGAATGTAGTCGCCTACCTCGCACCATATACCTTCGACCCACGGCTCAAGAGTGTCTCGCTTTTTAAAGGCAAGAGGCCCCATGGCGACAACTTTAGCAACAGGATTTTGCGCCCGTTCTGTGTCGCGTGTTTCTTCAGGTAGGATAATTCCCGATTCGGTCATTCGTTTCTTGGCTTTACGTAATTGAACTAATACACGCGCACCAAGTGGAATAGCCCCGGCATCTACAGCAGGAAAAGCATCCTGCAAATCAGCGGCATTACCCGCTACGGGTTCATTCATGTTCATCTTCTTCCTTTAATAAATCGTTGAGGATTGTAAGGGCTTCCTCGAGTCCCGCATGAACTCCGACTAAACGCTGATAGGAATCAAAAGTCATCGCTTCTCCGTTGACTAATGAGTCGGCTATCTTTGTTTGACGCGCTTCTACAGCGCTAATAAAGTCGGAAACGTATCTCATGCGTTCTTCTTGTCAATTCCCTTATTCTGGGAGAAATTCCCATGGTCACTGTTTGCCTTTGGTAAGGTTGCACTTGCCTTTTCTCCTAGTTCACTTCCTGTAACCCACGCCCCCGCCGCCATACGAACGTGCTGTTTGACGGACTCACTTTGATACTCTTTAAGTTCCTTATCCATATTAATCTCCTAATTTACGTTGTGTTGCTTCTTGAAGTTTAAGTGCGGTTTCTTCCTGCTCTCTTTGCAATTTGATCTCTTCAACCGTTAGATCAGCCGTCATCATCCGTTCTTTTGTTAGGTTGTTTTCGGCGTTCATTGCGATCTTAGCCTGCAAATCTTTATCCTTCTGAGCCATATCGGCTTGGTCACGCGCCGCACGACGTTGGGTCTCAGCCATTGAAGCCTGCAGAACAGCCTGAGATTCACCATCCATAGGCGGTGCGGGTGGTTTGAACTGTTGCATGACCTGACCCAGTTGCTGTAACGCAGGGAGGACACCTTTGAAAACCTCAGCGGTATCCAACTTAACGTGGTCAGATGCAATAGCCATAGCCTTATCAATCTCTGGTGCTAACTTAGAGTCTTCATATTTACCCAACTTAATGTTAGTCCCCGCTGTAACGTAACCATTCATCTGGTTGGTATACCAGAGCATCATGTGTTGCTTGATATGCTCTAAGGCTTGCGGGATGAACTTCGGTGCGATTAGGTTGTTAGAACCCAAGGCAGGGTCTAGACCAAACGTCAAGTGAGTCTGAATGTGCGCTAAATGGTCTTGCTCTTGGTAGGCGAACGCTGACTTACCTAATGACATAGCGGCATTCTCATCAGCGGCGTTATGCTCAATAGGCTTATTAGTGTTTGGGATCAGTTCGTTGATGTCAGGAACCTTCATCTGCTTAAGCATCCGCGAGACAACCGCCTTCTGGTCAAAGAGTCCGGGGTTAGCCGCAGACAATTGAACCACTGCTTGCATCTGCGCCATTCTCTGAGTTTCTGAGAAGATGTGCGGATCGGATACTGGGACTAAGTCACTGTTTTTAATGAAGTCTTCACTAGATATAGGAAGGTCAGCAACGTCGTCACCCTTTGCCATATCGTCAAGATACCAACGGTTGATACGACCAAGAACCTTTAAGACTCTACGTTGAGACTCATGCAGTCTTGCATGGATCGCTGAGAATACAGCCGCACCTTGTTCGATCAACGCTTGGGTTGTTCCGACTGGAGTATTCGAGGTAACGTCACCGATCTTCTCTTCCGCTGTGGTGACTACTCCTTTTGCGGCAGTTGTTAACCATCCAAGCAACTCTAACAGAACTTGAGAAGGTGGATTAAATGGCATCGGCATGGCGATCTGGCGAATGTCATTAATCCCCGGCCCCGCTTCGATCTCTGTAATCTGGGTCACTTCAATGTTCTGGGATTGACCAGAAACCTTAGCACCCTTTAACTTTAACATTGTTGCGGCGTTATTGATGTGAGCGGTATCTAGCAAAGCCCTCAGAGAGCCTGTTAATGCGGCTGTAAGCCCACCGATCAACTGAGGTAACCCTATTGCATATGCACCACGCCAAGGAATGAATTTGAACTCAATAACCCAATCTAGTTTGGTCATGGTCATATCTTCTTCTTCCCAGTTCCGATACAAACCGACAACCTTAGTCTCGAGATCGTCAATCATTAGAACGTAAGGGGCTAATTCCCCTTTGGTTACTGAGTCGTCGTCAATCTCTAACCATGTGTAAATATGGTAGACGCGGCGTAATCCATCTTCGTTGTCTGACCAAGACCTGCCTTCAATCTTGTCGTTAGCCTTTTCCGACGCGGTCTGTTCTGGTTCAGCAGTGGCTCGGATGAACGAGATGTCTCTGTATAAGCCTGAGTCTATACGTCTAGCAAACTCCATCTCCGTAATGTCTTGCATCTCTGTGACACGTTGAGCGGTGTAGAAGTTTACAGCGGCGTAAGGTAGTAAGATGTTGTCGATGGGAACGAACTCAGCGCATGGGCGCTTCTTCTTCTCGTCATACCACATCTTCATGTATTGGGAACCGCCAAGAGGTAACTGGGTCAGCAACTGCTCTTGCTCGTCACGAAACTCTTCGATCTGTTCCGTTAACTGCCAGTTTGTCCAATCTCTCTTACGTTCGGCTCGGTCTTGCTTCTCTTCGGTAGCCTCGCCAAGTATCTTGATACGGACTGGGCCATCTGGTGGAAACAGTTCTTTAATGGCTCGAGCGGCAAAGTCTACGCAAGCCTCAGCCATGACTGGGTGGACGACTTTAGATGCGCCAGTGAATTGAGCGCCTCCGGGAGCGTCATTACCTAAACCAGTCCGCTTGAGTCCTTCCTCATACTGTTTGTCGCGTTGTTCACGGGCTTCCTTATCTTTCTCAATAAGGTCTAGGTAGCGTCTGCCAATCTTGTCTAAGTCAAATATGTTGATTGACTCGGCTAGGTTATCGAAGAAGTCTTCGTCACCCTCTTCGTCATCCTTGCTTAACTTAACAATAGCAGAACCGTCTGGGAGTTCTTCAATCTCATGCTCCTCAGACTCTATCTCAACGTCAGCGCTACCGTCTTTGTTTTCTCTGACCCCATCGATATATCTATCGAATTCTTGGTCTATTGGCATTTGTGTTGGCATTTGTTTATTCCTTAGACTTCATCAAGTTCATTGCGCTTTGAGAGCGTTCAATCCGCCCTTAATACCTTTGGTTATCTTTGAAGAAAATGGGACAACCTGTAGAGCAAAGTCTGATATGGGAGCCTCGGTATCTCCTAGCAGTAACTCTCTCTTGAACATCTCTTTCCATTTATCTGAACCTGCAGGGTATGGATACTTTAACTCGCCTTTTTCATCGTTAAGAGGAGGAATAAAACCCTGAGCAAAGTTAATTAGGTCAGGAACTCCTCCCATTACGTTTGCTATAGTGTTATAGGCTCGATCCTTAACTCCGCTAGGTGCAGTCCATCCTTCTTTCTCTTTCTCAAAAGCCCTGACAGCAACTTTCTTGGCGGCATCACTATACTTAGTCAAAGGATTGCCCTTAGTCTTTTCAGCCTTGGTTGTTCCACCCTCATCAAATTTTGGAACGTCTTTACCGCGATCCATGCTGTTTTGTAAAAGACCAGCAACATCCATGTCTTGGGAGGCTTCTCCGCCTTCAGCCATGTGCTTTCCTATAGCGTCTTTTAAACGCTGAACGAATGATTGGTTGTCCACAGAACCTCCGTCTTTATGACCTGCCTTCTGCAGGCTCGTTAAGTATGCGTCAGTGATCTCTTGCATTGGGGTTAATGTGACACCAGTGCTTGTGTCTTTCTTTCCCATCATCCAGTCAAAGTATCCGGGAGTCCTGCCATACTTCTTCTTCATCTCGTTAGTGAAGTCAGGCATTGCAATGTGTCCTTCGGGAGGCTTGAACACTACGCCTTTGTCCTCACCCTTAAGGATAAACGGAAAGCCGGGGTGCAGGTCTGGACGATGCTCAACTTCCCCAGATAGGTTGAATAGTCTCGGGCCTACTGAATAAGAAGGAACATCTCCACCATGCTCAGGATGTAACAGCATTGGCTCAGTCTCGCGCTTGAGTATCTCGGACGGTTGGAAGATAACTCCCTTACCGCTCTTCTCACCGCCTAGAGGAATCCCGCCCTTCACGTTCTGACCCATCATTATGTCGGCTAGTATGGCACGCTTGTCAAAGGTATCAGCCTTCTGCCAAATCCTTGGATCACGGATGTCAGCACCTTCACCAAAACCAAAGGCAAGGTTCTCGTTAATCTTCTTGGCTAAGTCGTCAGATAGTTTTCCTTGCTTCATTGCGTCAGTAAAACCACGGCGCAGTTTATTAAACACAAGAGGATTGGTCTTGAGTTGAGATTCGTTACCCAATATCGTTGACCAGAGCGTGTTAGGGTCTGACTTGTTAATCATCCCAGAAGCAGTTCCTTTCTTACCAACGCCCCAGACTGCGTTCTCGTAGAGAGGGTCAACCTGTTGAAGACCAGAGAACATCGGGCCTCCAATGTTACCGCCACCGACGCGGGTGCGATCCGCTATGGTTCCACGCAATGTGCCTTTACCTTCAAGGTTCATGTTACCTAGAACTTCGGACAGTCTCATTGGTGCGGTGGCTTTAGCAACGTCAGCGGCTCTGCGTCCTGCGTCTGCACGTTGTGAGGCTTTGGCTAAGGCAGGTGCGCCTTCTACGATCTCCTCAATGACTTCCTTTGCGGCTTTGGCGGCTTTAGTTAAGCCACCGACTTGGAAGTGGGCTAATCCACCTTGTGCTTTATTCATATCGATTAATCCGCCCTTCTTTTCTCGGTGAACAATGCTGATCGCATCCTCTTCATTAGGGAACACAACAAAGTTATGGGTGCCTTCACCCGAACTTCTTGAGGCTCGGTCTAGGTATTTAACGCCAGTGACACCTTGTTGCCTTAAAAACTCAGAAGCATCAGCAGTTGGATTGACACTACCCAACCGTTCAAACTCTCGGGTTAATTCGTTATATAAATGGCTTCCGCTTGTACCAGTAGAGCCGCTACCAAACTTCTTAAGTGCAGAAGCGCTAACTCTTTCTCTAATATCATCAGGAACAGGTTCAGACCAATTTATCATACGATTGACATGCTCTTCAGGGAGTTCAACCTTATATAGGTTACCCTTCTTGACGTTCCAACCCTCAGAGTTTAGAGCGCCTTCCATATGCTCAATGTCTGGTTCAGTTGCATGGACTCGAACTCTGTTGTCCATGTGATACTTAGGAAACGGATCGCCTGCCTCATTTAGAACGCCTTGAACTTTAACTGCCCATGGTTTCTTCTCAGTGCTGGGCATGTATTCAAGCACCTTGTCATAACCGCTGTAGCCTTTGACAACACGACCCGGCTTATAGTATTCGCGCCTCAATATGTCGTAGTCAGTGACCTCTTCGCCAGTTGGCTTGATGGCTGACAGTGCTGACCGATCTCTGTTAGACAGAGCGGCTCGGTATCCTTTTGCCGTTGTCGGAGCCTGAGCCAGATAGTGTCCGTATCCAAACGCTTGGTTACCTTCTCCAGTTCCAATCTTAGTCGGATCAAACTGACCTAACGGGTTGGTAGAAGTTGGAGCAAATCGATGTGGTGATCCATGCCAAGCCTCAACCTTCTTAATAGCAGGCATAACCTTTGGGGCTTCATCCGCACCTTTGGCAAGGTTAGTTAGCGCTTTGGCTAATCTAGGCAGTCCACCAACTTGCATATGAACTGCACCGCCGTGGGCTTCATTTAACTGCGGATTATAGGGGTCGTATGTTCCACGGTTGCCAATAGCAGATTTAACGGCGTTGGGGTTGTAGGACACAACCTCAGACAATTCGCCGTCCCGATAATGCATCAGCCCGTCATATCCTTGCGCTTGCGCTCTACTTTGAATCTGCTTACCAATGTTACCCTTCTGTTCATATGCCTTCTCAACTAAAAGAATAGCCTTATCTTCATCCATTCCAAGACTCATTAACGCTTCAGCCGCTGGATCAATCTGCTTACCTGACTGTCCAATAATCAGAGGATTCTTGATTTGAGCATGAACGGGCAACATATTCCCGCCCTCTTGTTCCTTGCTTAGTTTGCCAGCCAAACGGTCAGCCATATATTGGTCAGCCATTTTTTTGTAGTAACCATCCCCACGCATCATTGACAGAATTGCTTCATCATTGGGAATGTTTGTATAGTTGCTTGCATAAATGGTTTTGGGAGTTAGGTATACGCCAGAACCAAGAGCGCCCTCTTTACTGGGTTTGATCCGACGGATAGCCTCTTGACCTTTGCTACCTTCTGTTGCTGTTGTTCCATGATATAGACGCTGAGGAACTTTGCTTGGCTCAAGGAACTTGACAAGGTTGGCTTCACGTTCAGCAACAGGCAATACGTCCTGCGTTCCTTTAACGAGGCTAGTCAGCGTTTTGGCTAGTTTGGCATAGTTAGGCATAGTTACACCGCATAAGGATTGACACGACGTGGTTGGACATCCACTAAATCGTCGTCATCATACCGAGGTTCAGGATCGATGTCGAGGAAGCCCATGTCCTTGAGCAGACGCATAGCCTGTGTCGCTGAGTCTACATAGTCGTCATGGGCTGAGTCAGGGAACGAGCATATCTGGGACAGGAACCCTTCTGCCCAATCTTTCACGTAACCCTTCCGACTGTCTGACTCGGGTAGCCAGACCCGCTTAGACGCGAAGATAGCCGCAGTGATCTGAAGACGTTGCATCTTGTCAGCACGTCCGGGGTTATAGGATCGGACAGGAAGGTGCGCTCGTTGGAGTTCTTGTATTAATGAGATGCCTGCGGCTTTGTCCTCAACTAGGATCAGGTCAGGCTTCTTAGCGTCCTTACCTTCGCCGTAAGAGACACGGAACTCGTCAATCACTTTAGGCTTGAGGTCAGGGAAGGACAGGTGTTCAGCCCAACAGTCGATGAGCAACACAGCCATCGGGCCATCTAGAGGCTTGAACACGCCCCAAGTCGTAGAGGCTGTCGGATCGTTGTAGGTCTTGTCGCTTAATGCACAATCATATGAAGTTACGATGAACTCGAACTTAGGAAAAGCCTTAGATGAAGGCCAGAGCCTGAACATATCCCTCGAGACAACCTTGCCGTCCTCTAAATCAACGATCTGTCCAAGCACCTCCTGATCATACAGTTTGGAGCCTTTGTAGGTCTCTAACTGGTTCCTGAAGGTTGGTGCAAGGTTAGCGGCGTTCTCATACGTTGTGGCTCGGCTGATGATTACGTCTGCACCTTCTCGCCCGACTAGATCAAGGATCAGGTCTTTAGGTCTCGGGGTCGTAGTAACGATGACTCGAGGCTGACTGTGAGGCTGATTGTCTGGTGTGATCCGCAGACCAAGCATCATCATGTCCCATGCGTCCTGTGGATACTGAAAAGCGGCTAACTCGTCAGCCCAGACGAAAGATGAGTTGATACCACGAAGACGCTCGTAACTGTCTGCTGAGACTCCACGTATTGTTGAACCGTTGTGGAACCTAATGACGTGATCCTGCTTATTATAGTAAGACACTAACTCAGAAGGGATGCAAGCAAGCAGTCCACTTGGGCCTTCAAAGCAGGTGAACTTCAGATCGTTGGATGTTGGCGCTAGGACAATGCTCATGGTCTTGGGATGTCTCCATGCCCACCACCAGAGAGCCTCAGCCGCCATGCGAGTCTTGCCCGCTCCTCGACCTGCTAACGCCATGAAGATCGTATAGTCTTGGTGGAGGTCGGGCGGAATCTGGTAAGCATGAGCCATCCCTAGCCACTTCAAGTGGGCAAGGACAGCAACCTTCTCAAGGTTTGGCATGGCATCAAACTCAGCCGCTAAGTCCTTATCGAGAAAGTGGTTAATACTAGATGTAGTGGTTGAGGGTATTCCCGTTCGAGGATTTCGAGACTGACCACTAGATGTTGTGGTTTCAGCCTGCACGCTTCTTCATTTCGACGTTACGTATCAGGTCAAACAATGCACCTGCGTTGGTGTCTTCGGTCTTGATGGCGGCTCCGCCTTCCACGCCTCCGATGGCAACGCGGTCGCCGTATTTGGTTGGGTGAAACTTGGCCAGCAACTTCAGGCGGGTCTCAACCTGTAGGCGGCGAGCATTAACGTCGTCCGACCTAATCACCGACCGCAATATTGCCCCAGTCTTCGGGTCTTCCGTTTCCGTGACCCGTTCCGTTATTGTCTGATTGTCCGCAATGTGCAAACACTCTTCAGCAATTGAGTCGTAACCGATATCTCTGGCTCGCGCGATGGATGCGGAAAGAGACTCGTCGCGCCCCATCCAATCGTAAACCGTTCTCCACGCAGGAAAGCCATCGTTCTCTCTACAGATTTGACGTAAGGGTATTCCTTCACTCAACTGCTCACAGATGATGCGTGCTATCTCAGGATTGTATTTGGAGGGTCTGCCAGTCTTCTTCGGCGTATGTTCCATCTTGCCGTGAATGTGGTCAATGTCTACCCCAACCATCTTTTTGGCGGGTTTTTTCTTCTTCTTCGTAGTTTCAGCCATCACGCTTAATCCTTTAGACAATAGTTCTACTAGGGTGGATAGACTCCACTTCCCTCCAGATATTCTAACACAAGACAAGAATACCCCAAGTTCGCCTGACGGGTTGATTCGCTTATACGCAAGGCCTAGTTTCCACCTGAGTTACCTTGCGCTTTACTAGTCGCTCAACCTACGCTAGTCGAGACTCTCTGGGTGTATGAGAGTTCGGTGTTTCTTGGGTTCAGTCCATGCAGACCATCTGGCTAACGCGCCCTGACGACCTGCGAGAGTTATAAAGTATGGGTTCACTGGTTGCGGTAGCGGAGTATACCTTGCGGACACAAGTAAAGTTCAAGGGATACAACGCAACAGAAACCCATGCGTTATAACACTTGCGTCCATTCAATACACTCCGTCGCTACAACGGAACCCGTTTTCACAGGTAATATCATTTTACACATTTCCTAGTCCATGTCAACAGTTGTGTTTAAATAACTATTACAACACTAATAACCATTGAGGTTACATTTTGGATGCACAATGGTTTACAACATTTTGTAGTAGTTGAGCAGGAACATAACAAGCAAGGCAACTAAGCATACGCCAACGACTAATCCGTCCTTTACACCTTCACGATAAAAGAATTGATCTCTGGTTCCTTTATGTTCAAACATTCTGTTTTCTCCATTTTGATATAAAATCAATTTTGTTGTTCAAATTTGTTAATGATTTGGCTACCGCTTCTGCCTCCCTGACCGAGATTAATGCTTCAGTCATTTTAATAAGTTCATCTCTGTCTACCCAATACATCTCTTTAAAAGATTCTCTATCGTCAGCAACCTTCCGACTGTTAGCCTCAAATATGTCTGTAAAGGTAGTTTCGTTCATGTGTTCTTTTCCTTTAACTTAGCCTCAATGTCTCTGACCATCCACCACGGCTGGTCGTTTCGTAAGTGTTCAACCTCATCATCCGTCAGCCCTACCCATGTGCGCTGTGGTGGGGCGGTGTAGAGGGGAATAGTGCAACCAAAGTTCTTTGCACCCTCCATGTGCCTTGCAAATATTCCTGATGGTGTACTATCATTCATCCACGCCACCGGTTCCTGCTCTGGCTGTGCCAAGGCTTCTTTAGTCATGATTGTTTTCATTTCTCCTACATTTTTTAGCATTACTCTACTTTTTATGCTCATAGGGTTCGATGCCATATTGTTAGCATCTACTAACCTTTCATAGCACTCTAACTTTGCTGTTAATTGGCGAATCGTGTTTTGTGCATCTATTAGTTCTTCTGTTTTGTCACGTTTAGCGAACCTGTTTGCCATCTCAATCTGCCATTCACGTTTAGTCA